GATTTGCAGCCGTGGTTGTTCCAGTGGACGCGACGGTAAAGCTCGCCGCATTCTCCGCAGAAAACCATCTGGGCAAAACAGTGATTGCAGGAGAAGCCGCGCTTCTTTCCAGTCGGGCTAACGTGAACTGCTCGCCTGCGGACAAGCTCTGCCTGCACTTGCATAAAGAGGTCTTTCGGAATGATGGCTTCATGGTCGCCCTCGACGTAGTATTGCGGCACGGTGCCGTTATTCTTGATGCGCTTCTTTGTCAGGAAGTCTGTGGTGTAGGTTTTCTGCAAAAGAGCATCGCCCATGTACTTCTCATTTCGGAGAATTTTGTTGATGGTGCTGGTATGCCACTTCTCATTGCCTGCACCGGTGAGAATGCCGTCTGCCATAAGACCTTTGGCAATCTTATCCATGCTGGAACCTTCGAGGTATTCCCGGTAGATTCGTTTTACGATTTCTGCCTGCTCTGGATCGATTACGAGGTGTCCGTCGGCGTCTTTGGTGTAGCCAAGAAAGCGATTATGATTGACCTGTACCTTTCCCTGCTGGTAGCGATATTGAAGGCCGAGTTTCACGTTCTGTGAAAGGCTCTGACTTTCCTGCTGGGCAAGGCTCGCCATAATCGTAATCAGCACCTCGCCCTTGGCGTCCATTGTGTTTATGGACTCCTTTTCAAAATAGACCGGGATATTCTTGTCCTTAAGCTGCCTAATGTATTGCAGACAGTCGAGAGTGTTTCGGGCAAATCTGCTGATGGACTTGGTGATGATCATGTCGATATTTCCGGCCATGCACTCCTCAATCATGCGGTTGAATTCGTCACGTTTTTTGGTGTTGGTGCCGGAGATGCCATCGTCCGCAAATATGCCCGCCAGCTCCCATTCGGGATTTTTCTGAATGTACTCCGTGTAGTGTGTGACCTGCGCTTCGTAGCTGGTTTCCTGTTCTTCGGAATCTGTGCTGACACGGCAATAGGCTGCGACTCGGAGCTTTTTCTGCTCGGATTGTTTTACCGTGTTCCCGACCTGCCTTCTGGCCGGGATAAGCATTACATTTCCCATTAGATTGCCTCGCTTTCAATGAGGCTGTAGAGGTATTCTGCCTGTAGCCTTGGATTTTCGTATTCTTCCTCGGCTTCAGCCATACGGAAGTAGGTCGGAGCTTTCATTGGATTTAGTTCTTTTACACGGTTGAGCCTGCCGAGCTTGCTGGCACGTTCGAGCCGTATCGCTTCTGCCTTGTCGAAGGTTTCCCGAGCGATGATGGCCGGGTAGAAGTCGTCGCCGAGGTAGTGCCGGTTTTGCATCAGTCGTTTTGCTGAACTGTGGTAGGTCTCAATGCCTGCTTCAATGGCAGCCTTTGACTGTGACATTCCGGCAAAATAATTCTCGTAGAGTTTCCTGATCTTGGTGGCTTCTTCTTCGTGAATCACAGCGCAGCCGTTTTCAATTCTGTATCCATAAGGTGTATGTCCCATGTCCTCACATCCTTTCCCTGAGCGTCAGGCCGCATTTGAGTTCGAAGCGGATATCGTTTCTGGAATGTACGACTATGCGCTTTACAAACCGGTCAAACAAGTCCTCGTAGAATTCATGCAACATGGCACTCTTTTCGCAAAAGTGGATAAGTGCTGTAGCTTCGGTGACTTTTGTCACATCGCCGGAAACCTCATTCTTCAGGGCTTCAATCTCATCCCGGAAGCTGTCCGCCTGAGAGAGTAGCTCATTTGTTTCCTGACTGTAGAGCACCGGGTCAATGATGCCCTGCGTCATGAGCTTGGTGAGGGTTTCGCACTTCTCACTGTTCTGTGCCAGCAGGGTTTGTATCTGCTGAATGCGATGCAGGGAATCATCAGTAGAGGTTTTCTTTAACGCTTCCAGATAAGGCTTGAGGATGATTCTGTGAGCATAGATCAGCTTGTTCATCATCGTGGTGAAGGCCAGCTTCAAAGTGTCGTCCTTTACGAAAAGCATATGGCACTTGTTCTTGTCGTTGATGTGTGTATTGCAGCACCACGCTGGATATTTGTATCCGGTGCAGCTGTGAATCCGGCGCTTGAAGGAGTCGCCACACTCGCCACAGATGATTTTGCCAGAGAAGGCATAGCGGTTTTGATATTTATCTGAGCCCTTGGCTATGCCTTTCTCGTTTGCCCGTTGGCAGATAAGAGTACGTACTGCTTCAAAGTCCTCCCTACTGATGATCGGTTCGTGATGCTCCTTGACCATGTACTGCGCCTGCTCACCGTGGTTGTTGTGCCGGACAAATTGTGAATCCGAGTAGGTTTTTTGGAAAAGGCAGTCGCCGACGTACTTTTCGTTTGAAAGCATCCCTCGAATGGTCGTGGCCGTCCAGCGTCCGCCACGCTTAGAAGGAATGCCGCGCTGGTTCAGGTCGTCCGCAATGGCTTGTGTGCCTTTGCCGGAGAGCAGAGCTGAGAAGATTTCCTTAACAACAGCCGCCTGCTCTGGGTTGATGACCATCTGCTCACCGTTCCAGTCGTAACCATAGGGCGGGTAGCTGCATTTGAAAGTTCCATTCTCGAAGCGTTTCTGGATTGACCATTTGCTGTTTTCTGATATGGAAACTGACTCGCTTTCTGCCATGCTGGAGAGAATTGCCAGAAAAAGCTCACTCTCCATAGAACCGGTGTTGATGTTTTCCTTCTCGAAGAAAATGGGAATGTGCAGAGTGAGCAGCTTTCTGACCAGTTCCAAGCAGTCTGTCGTATTTCTGCTGAAGCGGCTGATGGACTTTGTGATGATGAAGTCCACCTTACCGGACTTGCAGTCGTCAACGAGCCTCAAGAGCTCCGGGCGCTTTTCCTTCTTGGTGCCTGTGATACCTTCGTCGTAATAGAGGCCTGCGAACTCCCAGTCATCACGGGATGTGATGTAGCTTTCGTAGTGAGTTTTCTGTGCCTCAAGGCTTTCAAGCTGGGCATCTGAATCTGTAGAAACACGGCAGTAGGCGGCTACCTTGATCTTTTTGAGCTTGACCTTCGCACTTGTTGATTCCGCTATTTTCGTTACTTTTTTCAAGGGAAGTCCCTCCTTTCCGTACATCTATATATCACTCTAAAACGACTACATATCAAGGTAATTTCGGCATTATTTCTGCGAACAAGGGAGAGAAAGTTTCGCGATTGATGCCGGTTAATTTGTTGAATTCATCAACAGAAATCAGGCCGTCGTTGAGCATCTTCTGAGCGATTTCCTGCGCTCTGCGATAATCCAGATCATCCTTGATCCGTTCGTCTGTGAAATATCCAGATTGAGTATTTGTGGTATCGTTCGAAACAACATTTTTCTTGCCTTGTGAGCGTAAAGATGCGATTTCGGTTTTCTGCTGAAAGTTCATATGGGCAGACCTCCTTTCACATCTTCCGTCAAAGGAAAATGGCGGATTTCGTACCCTTTACGCTAAAAAGTGTACGAATCCGCCAAGGTTTTAATCTTTCATGTAAAAATCGCAGATATAACCGTCCGCCCGGAGATTAAGTCCCGGAGTCCAGTCGGGAACCCTGCCCATCTGCTCACATAACACGCCAAGCGACATCTTTGGATCAGCCTCGATGACAAGCTCGTCATGGATGTGCATGACAATGGAGCAGCACCGCAGCGTTTTCATGGAATTGCAGAGAATGTCGCGAGAAGTTGCCTGGACGATGTTCTCCACGAACTTTGGACCGTAGGAATCTATGCGTTCCCACTTCTTCGTGGAACCCACACCCTCGTAGGTGATGCACTGCCCACCGAAGCGGTTTGTGCCGATCTTCGGCTTGACATAGACAAGATTCCTGCCGGAGGGCAGCGTGATCAAGAGCATCCCGGACTTATAAGAAAAGGTCAGACCGTAGCTGTGCGATGTGCGCTTGTACCTCACGGCATCGGTGACCGCACGATCAACGTTCCACCAGAACTTTACGATGTGCGGGTTGGTCTGCCGCCATGCTGACACGAGCGGCTGGAGCTCCTCCTCGGTCAGCCCCATCTCCAATGCACCCATTGACTTTAACGCACCGACTGAGCCGCCATAGCCGAGGGCAAGCTCCGCAATCTTGCCTTTTTGCCTGAGATGCCCGTTCACGCCGTGCTTTTCAACAGGGACATGGAACATCTGACTTGCGGAGGCACAGTAGATGTCTCCGCCATTCTCGAACACCTCCTGACGCCATTTTTCCCCGGCATACCAGGCAATCACCCTTGCCTCGATTGCGGAGAAGTCCGCCACGTAGAACTTGCGGTCATCCTCTGGCACGAATGCTGTGCGAATAAGTTGTGAGAGCGTGTCCGGCACGTCATCGTAGAGGAGCTTCAATGAATTGAAGTCCCCGGAGCGTACTAAAGCTCGTGCTTGCGCCAAATCGGGAAGGTGGTTCTGCGGAAGGTTCTGCAACTGGATCAGTCTGCCAGCCCATCTGCCGGTGCGGTTCGCCCCGTAGAATTGGAACATCCCATGGCACCGACCGTCATAGCAGACGCAGTTTTTCATCGCCTGGTATTTCTTTACGGACGATTTAGCAAGCTGCTGGCGCAGTGCCAAGACTTCCGCAAGTTCCGGCGGAGCGTCTTTCAGAAGAGCCGCCACAGCCTTTTTACCGAGAGTATCGGTTTCGAGACCGTTGTCGGCAAGCCACTGCTTCATCTGCTGTACGCTGTTTGGATTATCAAGTGCCGTGATCTTTCGCATGGCGGCGGTCAGTTCTTTTCGGGAGCGTCCGTCCATAGCGATGGCGTTGTCCACGAGTCGCATATCAACACGGACACCTCGGTCGTTAATTTCCTGGTCGATGTGGTATTCATCCCAAACTTCATCGGACACGGGAAAGCCGGACAGCTTTTTCTGTATTGCCATTTCCACCTCGACATCGCGCCTGTTGTATGCTTTGAAGGTTTCCCATTTCTCTGCGTTATGCTCCGGCATATTCCTTGTCCGCCCACCGTTTGCCTTTGTCGGAGTGCAAGGTACGGAGAAGTATTTTATAAGAGCCTTACCCTCGTCCATTTTCTGCTCATCCAGCTTTAAGACGTCGCCCACACCTTTGAGGGAGAGCGGCAACCCCATTGTCGCCGCCCATACCATAGAACACTGCCACCCGGCAGGGTTTAGATACATAGCCATCTCTTTAGACAGTGGATAGTTGTCATGGAACGGATCAAGGTTCCGCCCAAGGTCACGCAAATATCTTGACAGGCATATGCGCTCGAACGCTGCATTAAATGCCCACTTAATGACCATATCGTCTGTCAGGGCATCAAGTATTTCTTCAGGGATTTTATCTCCCTGCGCAAGGTCGATAACCGTGACGGCACCGTAGTCCACGGAATATCCGAAGAGCAGGATTTCAAACGCAGGAGACTCGGCATAGCGGTACACGCCACACTTGTTCAGATCGATGTCGGAAAAAGTCTCTATGTCGATACTGATATTCTTCATGCCTTCACCTCATTTCAAAGCAAGGCGGCAGAGAGGGTATCCCTGCCGCCCACTGTCCTTACTTGTTGTTGTCCTGCTTACGTTTTTCTGTTTCTTTCTTCTTCCTGCGATGGTCGGAGATTTTGATGCCGATCCACGAGAAGAGAGTGGAGAGGACGATAACGACGTTGATTGTCGTGCAGGTGATAAGTACCTGCTCATAAACTTCCTTCATAGCCGCACTCCTTTCAGGACAGGAAATCATCCTCGTCATCGATGGCGGCGAAGTCGTCCTCCGCCGTGCTGCGGTTGCCGAGCGGCTGTCCGTCACGCACCTTCTGGATGTTGCCGAGACCGCAGGCCACACCCTTGTTGCCGTTGGAGTTGAAAGCGTAGAAGTTGATGGACACCCTTGCGTACACGCCGCTGTAGACCTCGCTGCGGTTCATGATGGGGTTCACGCTCTGATCCACAATCTGAGGCGGCGTCTGGCTGTTGGCGTTGATGAAATAACTGTCCGCGTAAGCCTCATCATCGCGTTCTGTGTCGCCGTCACGCAGAGGGAGCTTGATGGCCGCTTTGTTCGGCTTCTTGCCGCCAAACTTTGCCAGTCCCTCCTCGATTGCCGCATCGACGGCGGCATTGATGGCGGCGATGGTCTTCTTGTCGCTCTTGGGGATGATG